TTATATAATTGTAATCACATACACCTTCATAAACACATCGTACTTAGCTGCTAACTCCTCCAGTTTATTTTCTCTGTATTTGGTCAATGTAAAGAAATGAATCACTGGCATTTTCCCGTTGTGCTTCTGTTTATAAATTTGCGTAAGTTCTTCATATTTTTTCAGCTTCTCTTCATTCACTTTCATTTTTTGCGAGCGATCTACTTCAACTGCATGAAGTAGATTTTCTTCATCACGAAACTTCACATCGGGAATTATTTTCTTTTTCTCTTTGTTCTTTATATAACGTATATCCGTTTCAATCTGCCAATCATCCGGGCAAAATAAATACAACCATGCTTCATTCCGCAATAATGCATGAGCAAGCTTTCCTCTCGAAACAACCTTACCATCATCACCAAACATGGCATGCCCTTCCTTATTGAGGTAATACACGTACTCTTTCCCTTGCATCGTCTTACTCAAATACGGCTTCAAATCGCTCATAATTCTGTTTGCATTCCGTATACCACCCATATCATGCACACTCATTACATGTCTTCTTGTTGCAAACTGTAGTTTTCTAATCGTCGCAAGTATCGCCATCTGACGGTTGATTTTTATGTGACTCTGGATGTTCATGTTTTTCCACCTCATATTTTTTTAGATGTTCCCACATGACCTTGTCATCGATATATGGCACTTGCAGTACGGTGAAGTTTTCCTTCATATATATAGCTCTTCCTGGAATAGATGGTAGTTGCTCTAATCCTGATTGATCAATTACAACTTCTGATGCGGTACGAGTCGGTAAACGGAAACCAAGTTTTGCATTTGCCATCTGTTTGACTACCCTCGGTAATGTGTCCCCTGTCGGATATTGCGTACAGAAGACAATACGAAACCCAAGTGCCCCTCCAACACGCGCAATGTGACTAAGCATGTATTGGCACTCTTCCAGCATTTTATTATGAGCTCTCGGTAATCCTTTTGCAGGTGCGAGTACCGCCCCTTCATCCACTACAATGAAATACCGGTCCTTTTCTTTCGTGTGAACAATATTCTTGATGCCACGTTCTTTCATGTACTTCCCGCGTTCATGCATTTTCTCCATTACTTTTAAGAGTATGCCATGTGCTTGCTCTGATGTTTCTGCGATCTGTTCAACTTGTTTTAGTTTCTTATATTCGCTAAATTCGAGTCCTTCTTCTTTTAAATCAATTAAATAAAAATGAGCATGATCTGGATTCGCTAATGATAAGGAAGCAAACATATTTTTAAGGAAGACTGTTTTCCCCATACGAATTAATCCACCTACAGCCATGTGCGGTGTTTCATCAAAATCATGATAAATAAGTTCTTCTAAGCTCTGACCGATCGGAACACGCCATTTCCCTTTCTTCACTAATCTTGTTGACCAATTCCACTTCTTCGGTATCTCTCTGTGGAATACGCGAATGTTCAATTTATAATTATCGTACTGAATACGTACTGGTTTATTTAACCCCTCAGAAACAACATCTTCTACCTTTTGAATGATTTTACTCGGCATGCCAAGCGGTAAGGTAAATACATAAGTCGTGCTACGATCATCATCAATTTGTTTTTGGAACTTCGGATATTGCAATTTTTCTTCATTATTTCTTTTGATCGCAATACCAGCTACCTCAAAAAACACTTGTATCTTTCGTTTATCATCATTTTTACTTTTGAACTTTTCACCGAATAATGCCACTGTTAAACCTGCAGCTGGAACGAGTAATAATTCAATCATTTTCTCCACTCCCCATATACCCTTTATAAGGGTATATATCCCTTATTTTTGGAAGACTCCCGTACATGTTCTATATCAATGACCAGTAAATGTCCTACAATTCCACATTGGTATTCCCTTATAGAAACGCGAAAAGCACATAACGTAGAAGATACAAGAACGAGCCTGTGAGCGTTGTGTACATGGTCATACGTGGAAGCCAATGTGGAACACTCTGCCCCATTTTTTCTGCAACCTTCATCGTAATCACTGACAATCCTGTTGCCGTCCATACTACTATTGCTTCTCCTACGATTGTCATTTGAATCCCTCTTTTCGAATGAGTTGTAATCCTTTTGCTGTCATAACTGGTTGATACTCATTAATGACATCTCCCCACTCAAGCACTTCATCCTCATCTTCATATAAATCATCCATAATATCGTTTGATAAACGGTAATAGCCTTTATACTCACGATTATCAAAAACCTCATGTCTTTCCATGTGGCCCACAATTGCGTTTGTTTCTTTTTTGCCGCTAGCACCTCTATACATATTTCTCAATTCTTTTGATGGATACAGGTAAGGCGTTTCATTCAAATGTGAATATTGCCAACGCATATGCGCCCTCTCCCCTCTTGATGTCCTTGATTCCACTTGGTATTCCTCGTGGTCTTGATATAGGTATATGACCTAGAAAGAAGGATTTTGCACGTCCATTCTCAAAATATTTATATGGACAAGCAAAAATTTAAAATGGATGTGGAAATTATGCGAAGTCAATTAAAACAGATTCTTGATGAAAAAGGTATCAAATATGGATATATCGCAAAGAAAGCGAATATAAGTAATTCAGCAATGACGAACTTATTAAAAGGTGGACTCCCATCCTTGCCTGTTGCCTATCGTATTGCACGCGCACTGGAAATGAAATTAGAAGACATTTGGATTGAGGAAGAAATAGAATAATGACCATTGGTGCATAATCATACTGAGGTGAATTGCATGATTTGGGCAATTATTTTACTTGTGGGTATTTTTCTAATCGGGGCAATAATGAAGGTACCAGAAGTATCCCGTGAGGAAATTCAAATCAATCGTGATAACATGAATACAACAAGAGAATATTTAAAAGAAATGGACCCAAGAAAATTTGAATTTTTAGTTGCTGATGTATTCCAAAGTCTTGGCTACAAAGCTAAAGTAACTCCTGAATCTAATGATGGAGGAAAAGATATTATTCTCCGTAAAGGAAGAGAAACTAAGTTTGTGGAAGTTAAAAGACATAACCAGGGTACAATTGGAAGACCTGCTATTCAGAAGCTTCACAGCGCCATTGTGGATGCAAATGCTGTTGGAGGGTATTTCGTTACACTCAGTAATTTTAATAAGAATGCGAGGCAATATGCTGCGAATAAAAACATTGAGTTGATTGATGGTGATTCTCTTATTAATATGATGGATTCTGAAACAAACTAAAAAGCCGCCCAATAGGACGGCTCTTATTTTCACTTCATACGCTTGTACCACAATTAAAACAGTGGTTATTCACCAGTAAAGAAACAACATATTTAAAGAACAAGATAAACATTTTATAAAATGTTTAATTTGACTAGTAAAGCTAATAAAATTTGGAGAAGAATTTGAACATTTACTGCTATATCTGTATCAGTAGTCGTAACTGAAACATTTCTAGAATTTCTAATAACAGTTTCTTGTTTATTAATTTGTTTAATAGATGATTTTTGAAACAAATCTTGTGCTACGCGATCAGCTTTCTCACTGTCTGCTATAGAAATACTTATTATAACCACGATAGCTGCTTGTAATGCTGCTTGAATAGATAACGCAGCTTTTGTATCTGTAGTAGTAACTTCTACATCTGCTGAATCAACAATTGTAATAGATTCTTCAGAAATTTGGTAAGTTTTGCTTTCTTGTGCAGCTGCTTCTGAAACATTGGCATTTTTAAAAGATGGATGAGGATTTGAAGAATCTAATGCACTCCACTTTTTATTTTCATCTGTATGGCATGCTTTGTCCATAAGTTCACCCCCTTTCAATCTAAATAATTATTAACCTGTGATTGTATTTCAGAAACAATACTTTTAATTTGCTGTTTTTTTTCTGGCGATAAATTTTTTAACCTTTCTTCATTTATCCCATGCCTATTAAAAATATCTGAGAGTAAAAGGTCTATGATTATATTCTTTTGATCCTTATCAAACTTAAAGGAAGAAAATTTGTTTAAATCATCCATTTGCAATATTCGCTCCAATCAATTTTCCATAAAAATTTCAAATAACTACCAGCATTATATGTATTTTCAAAAAAATTGTTTGGACAAGTAACTGGATTTTCTATTTTACTTCTAATTCTTTTTCCTAATAATAAAAAGCTGCCTTTTAATAAAAAGGCAGCTCTCTTTTACTTCACATACACATAAGCTTTATTTACAATTAAGCAGATTTTATTTCACATAAATATTATTATACTAATCTAAAATTTCCATGTTTACATTTTTTTCTTTTTATCTCATAATTTTAATTGGGAAAGGGAGGAAAAAAATGGTTCAAATCAAAGTAACACCTGAAATGCTAGAAGAAGTGGCTAATCGTGCAAATAATACCAGAATCGCATTAGAATCTATACATAATAATTTATGTAACGAAATAGATCAATTGTGTTTTCAATGGGTTGGTGCCTCTAATCAACAATTCGTTCAAATGTTCAATGATGCGAGACCAAAAGCTTTTACATCTATCAATTCAATTATACAAGTAGAAGAAGATTTGAAACGAATTGCCGAAAAATTCCGCAACACAGATAATCAAGATGTTACAATGGAAGAAGGTGCAATGTGTGGTAAACCCCCTGAAAAATCTACAATAGAAAAGGTTTGGGACGGTATTGTAGAAGGTACGGGACTAGCTGTTGAAGATACAGTAGAAGGCTTTAAGGCACTTGGTAAATGGGAGACGTGGGAAAACATGGGGAATGCCGCCCTGCACCCTATTGATACCCTTAGTACCATGTATAATGTATTGTCAGATTCATTTATTAATGATGTAATAAATGGTGACGCAGAAAGTCGTGCAAAATGGGGAAGTTATGCTTTAACTCAAGTTGGTTTAGGACTTATTGGTGATAAAGGAATAAGCAAAGTCACTACACTCGCAAAGGGTGCGAGTGTAGCAAAATTCTCAGAAGGTATTTCGCATTTTACAAATAAATTGCAAATGGGAGATCGCTTTGCATATGCTAGCGTTAGTGAGTTTAGAGATATTCCAAAAACTTCTTTTAATTCTTTAGAAGAAGCACGTAATACATTTATGTTTGCTGACTCTGGTAATTTAAATACACCTAGATTCCAAGAATATCTTAGCCAAGTAGAAGAAATAACAAACAGAAAAATTCCTGAAAATCAAAGAGAATTGCTTCAGGAAGCTTTAGAAAAGAATGCTTATGAACGATTAAGCAAAGAAGAAGTAGATCAAAGAAGGGCTGAGTTCAATACTATAAAAAATAAGCTGATAGCTGAATGGGAAAAAGAAACAGGCCAAACATGGCCTACATATACGGAGGAAGTTATTTCGAGAAGAGGTAAAGTATCACGGAGAATTGATAAGCCATTTGATGCACATCATTTTATTGAAAATGCACATGGCGGAGAACATGAATGGTGGAATATGCACCCAGCTAAATACCCCGATGAACATCAAGGTGGTATACACGCTAAGGACAGTATCTCAAGAGAAATTTTTAAAAAGTAATTAACGGAGGTAACGAAAGCTATGTTTGATTTTTTGAAAAAGTATGTTGTAGCTAATGAAAGTGTAAAATCTGACCAAACACCTATTTTCTATCCTTTAAAAAATGAGGAAATAGAAGAGGCAGAAGAGTTGTTAAAAATGAAATTCCCTAAAGAATTAAAAGATTTTTACAAGGAAATTGGTTATGGTTTTTTAGAAGCATCAGATAGGTTCTTTTTTAATAGATTTATGGACCCATTTTCGGTTTCTGATTTTCGTTTAAGGGAAGATATTTATGAATACAACCCCAATATAGATGGTGTTGATGATGAAGAATCGCTGGTTTTCTTTGAAGTAACAGAATTAAATTTTTTAACAATTAAATTCAAAGAAGAAAATGAATTAGGCCAATGTCCTATTTACTCGAGTTCTACAAAAATAGCGGATTCTTTAGAGGAATTTATAAATAAAATGGTTGAAAATCCTGATTATTATATTTAATCCTTTTAAACAAAGAGAGAGTCTGCTCAATATAAGCAGACTCTCTTCCTACTTCACATGTACATAGGCTTCATTAGTTGTTACATAGTATGTTTTCCCTTTGCTTTTGTGTAGACAGTTACTTTCGCATCAATCGTAAATTCTAAACCTGCATCTACTGAGCCAATGATACCTTTTGATGAGCATTTAAAAGTTCCTCTTGATAAAGTTTTTAATTAAGGAGTGTTGAGAACAATGGGGAGATATCCACTAATAGCAATCATAAAAGAAAATGAGGATAAAGAAAATGTGATTTACAGTTTTGGTCCAGATACTGAATCTTGTATGTTAAATCCAGAGCTTTATACTAGATGGAATTTTAAAGTTGCAAAGAATGCAACTAACCGTGTGGAAGCATTTATTTTACTAGATGATATGCCTGAGAAACATATTTCCTTGTTATATAAATGCGTTCACAAAATATATGCTCACATAGAAGAAAATGGTGGTATAGAAAATATGAATAGCATTGATTTTCCGGAATATTTAGAGTTTATTGTTTAATAGATATCAGCATTAAACGTTGACATAATAATTATAAGAAACCGACTCTTTTATGGGAATCGGTTTCTTTGTCATGCTGTTACTAAATTAATATATGTTTACATAGGCCTCATTAGCTGTTACATAGTATATTTTACTTAACCTCATACCACCAACCTTTACGGTCAAGGTATCCTTTCATTGCATTAAGTTGTGTATCTAATGTTGGCTCAGAAACAAAATATGTTAATCCATCAGATTGTAATTTAAAGTTCGCTGTCATTTTAACAGATGTTAAAGCTTGCATAACATCTTGAACCTCATACGGTGAAAAAGCACCTGATTGGATGATATTTTGTTTGGGTTCCTCCGCTTGTATTTGCTCTTGTGCCGCTCCGGTAAACCAAGACAATTGCTTGTTTCCAATAAGCGAATTAAGATCACACTTACCAATACCAGGTACATTACCTGTTTCCGTGTACTGCCAAATATCACAAGGATATGCTGGCTTATTACCGCCATAACGCGGAATCCATACAAAATCACTTTTTACGTTCGCCATACCAAATGAAGCATACATATGATGGCCAACATATAAACCGACTTTCTTAGCACCTAAACGGTATAACTCATCGATAAAAGCCTGTGTACCTGCTCTCATATCGTTCATTGTTTTCACTTCTACATCAGCCACCCATACGGTTGCGCTCTTGTCACCACGGCTCCAGAAGTCTTGTGCTTCTTTCCTTGCATCAGCAATGGAAACAAAGCGGCAAAATGCATAGTTACCAAACGGAATATTATACTGCTTCATACTTTGTACGTATCCTTTATATAATGGATCTACATAATTTGAGCCATCTTGCACACGAGCGATGACAAAATCCAAATACTGTTTTGCTACTGGCCAGTTGATATTACCGTTCCATTTTGAAATATCTACGATTTGTCCCATTATTGATCCGCTCCTTTTTTATCTGCTTGTTTTTGTTTCCCTCCTAAAATCTCAACCGCATTAGTTAAAGCTGACGGTAAAGGGATTCCAATACGTCCTGCATTTTCTAACAATGAAAGTAATTCATTCCCGATGAAAAAGAAAATCGTCGCTTCGCGAATTGCACTGTTCGTTCCCATAACTGCATCAGCTTGAGTAGCTGCTGCGACCAAAAGAAAAAGCACCACCTTTTTGGCGATGCCTTTAAAACCAACTTTACTTTTCAGTTCCCCATTGAATCCTGCTGCGAATACACCAGTGATATAGTCGATGACTGCCATGATAACGAGAACTTTCAATGTTGTATCCCATCCTCCTAAAAAGTATCCGCAGAAGCCACCGAATGTAACTATAAATGCTTTCAGTAATACATCAATACGATCCATCTTTTCACTCCTTATTTATAATAAAAAAGAGAGACGCTTGTCCCTCTTTTCTCAAAAAACATTCAATTGCATTAACCCAATCAATTTTATTTATCTGTTTTATCAAGATCATCCGATAACTTCTTTAAAATATCATGTGCTTCCGACTTCTCTTCATCTGTTAATTTAGCATTCTTACTTTTTGCTTCCAGCGATTTAAGCACTTCCATGTATGTACTTTCTTTAGTACATACAGTGTCTGTATAAGAGTCACCAATAGCGACTAATGAATAATACGTTCCACTAGGACCGTTGTTATTTGTGTTTGGCACATATCCTGCAAGATATAAAGTTCCATCTTTATCAATGCTTATAGAATTATTTGAAGAACCCTTATGAAATGCTGAAAATGGCATCTTCCATTTTAGTGTTCCATCTGGGTTTACTGCGAATAATGCTTGTCTTGACTTAACATAGACTACACCATTTTTATCTATTACAGGTGAGTGCTCAACCCCTTGCCCCGTCGAGTATTCCCACTTTAATGTGTAGTCTCGATTATACGCAGTTACCCCGCCACTAGTAGCTATATAAATTGTCCCATCCTTCGAAGAGATTGTAGGAGCATATCTCGCGGCTATCTCACTTTGCTTCCACTGCTTTATTAGATTTCCATCTTTATCAAAAACATAAAAAACAGATCCACCATTTATAAATAATTCATTATTTAATCCTAAAGAAAAACCGGGGTTACCGTCATTCCCCCGAACCCTTTTATTCCATAATTCCTTACCATTTTTATCATGGGCATAGAGAAAATAGTTTTCGCCACTTGAAAGTAAAGTATAAAGTGTTCCGCCTTTTGACATGAGCATAGAATTCTTACTACTAGTAGCTCCTTTAAACATCTGACTTGATTCCCATTTTTTTGATCCATTCGAATTATACGCAGTTATTGATTTTGAATTATGTACATAAACTGTACCTTTACTGTCTATAATAGGACTGCTAGAAGTACTTGCGTCTTTGACTTGCCATTTAATTGAACCATCAGGATTTAAAGCTGTTAGTTTCTCGCTTGTAACATAAATCGTTCCATCTTCTGCTATAACCGGTGTACTAGATGAATTTGCTACACCATCTTTAATCCATTTAATTGAACCATCTTTATTAAACGCATACAATTTTCTAGTGGAGTTTCCAATATAAATCGTCCCATCACTCCCAATTGCTGGTTGATACTCAAAAGTTTTATTTGGAACAGCACTATCCTTATAAAGCTTGTATTCCCATTTCACTTTACCTGTTTCTGGTCCAGCATAAGGTGAGTTCTTGTTCCAGTTCTGCCCAAATGGAAATTCAGCTTGCAGATCATACTTTCCTTGTTCGAATTGTTCACCTTGTGTACTTTTGGTTTCTGCTTTTGTCATTGAATTAGGATTTAATCCTACCATCAATGCAAACAGAAGCATCATTAACATAAACTTCTTTTTCATAATATGCCTCCTAAATGTGATATTAAATTGGATATATAACACAAATAATTATATCACTATTACTTTATATTGTAATTGAATGATTTTAAAGTATTTAACAAAAAAAGATCCTATCATCCCCTTGTTATAAATCACTATATCTTTCTCTTTTATTTAACATTTCCCATAAATAATCTACTAGATAGATATAAAATAAATAGATAAAAGAAAAAAATCCCTTCAAGTGCCTATAAAAGCCGTATTTTGTGTAAAATAAAAAACAGCTTATAACTGCTGCTCTGGTTTCTCATTTATTAATTTTTGAACTAACTCTTTTAGTGTTGCTATTTCGTTGTTCATTAATGTAATTTCTTCATTATGTTTTCTCTCCATTTCTTGTATCTTCGCATTTTGATTTTCTTCAAGTTCCTGTAAAGCTTTGATTGTAAGTGACGCATATGAGTATAAGTGAATTCCTTTACCACTTTCATCGATAAACACTTCATCAGATTCATCTACAATTGCCCCGTAGTATGTTTTAATATCTTCTGTTGTCAATGGTGGGTCATTAGAATCTTTCTCTTCTCTCATTTTGTAAAGCTCGTTTACCGCATTCTTATAGTTAAATTGTCTCACTCTTACGTTCCTGATTTTTTCTAAGGCGGAAAAAGAAACTTCACGAATGTTAGATTTATATTCTCGTAGTGAAGGACTCATGAAATTACCTTGAACAGACCCCCATCCATTCTGAGTAACAGGTGACTTAACTTGAATGATACCTGTATATCCTGCTGCACGGCTATTACGTAAAGTGATATTAGGTAATCTTAAATCAGAATCTGTACCATTATCTTCAATGACTAACGAAGTTTGATATAATCCAGTTTTTCCTCTTCTAAAATACCAATTCCCATTCCCAGCATAAAAAACATGGTAATCATTAGCGTTTAGAACACTTAGGCCGTTTCTTTGCAATTCCCAATACACGGATTTTTTGATTTCACCATTTTCTATGCCATCGCCAATACCAATGTTCGCATAAGCCCCTGACCATCCTGCGCCTGCTTGAGACATAAATAATGCGCCTGCTGGGGCGTTAATCTTTTCATCTGAACCTAAGATGAAAGTCGGTTGCACTGCACCATCTGCTCTTCTGTAATGCCCAAGGAACGCTCTAGCAACACCACTTTCATATAGACGTACAAATTGGTCATCTAAACTAACATAGTTATTGGTGTTTGATGTTCTAATTTGGCAACCGGTCAGCAATCCAGCTTTAATCCACTCAGCGTTAACTTTACCGATTAAATCTATTCGTGCGGCATTTAACTTAATATTTTCTTTACTCATGTTAATGGCTGCAATGACATCATTTTCTTTTACAGATATGCTAATGCCCTTTTCTGTTAGTTGAAGGCGCGACTCCATATCTCTTACATAAGAATCTTTTGCAAATTGTCCATCCGATTGCGTCTTCGTATATACCTCTGTCTTTTTTGCTGCTGCATTAATCCCCTGTTCATTGATAGTAAAGCGGTTATCGATTAGAGTCATTTTTTGATTAAATTGCTCAGTTGCAAGTTTATTAGCTAATTCCCCCAATAAATCTTGTTTATTTTTATCAACTGTTTGTTTCAACTCAGGTATCTTAAATCCAGCAACATAATCTTCTACTTGTTTAAGCTCAACTTTTGCTCCAATTGCTGTTGCCTGTTGTTCGAGTTTTGTATTTGCCTCAGTAATTTTTTTACCTTGTGCATCTACAATATTGTTTAAATTACTAACTGTAGAAGACAATCCGCTTGCCGTTTGTTCTATTGATGTAACTTTTTTATCAATGGTACCCTGATTGTTTTTCAAATCAACAATGGTACGTGAAAAGCCTTGAAGAGTTTCGTTCACTTCGTTAAATTGACCAGAAACCTCATGTTTTACTGATTCAACATCAGGTACAACAGGATCCCAAATACTATCTTTCCAGAGTTTTAAAATACCAGGCTTACCATTTGAAATATCTAGCCATAATGTTTTTCTGTCTATAAGCCCTGTTGCTGGAGGATTCTTTGCTTCTATAATTTCAACGGTATTATTTTTAATATTCTCTTGTACTTTTTCAGCTAGTGTTTTTGCTGCTTCTGACTCCTTCTTTGCATTACTAGCGGTTTCATTAGCATCGTTCACTAATTTATCTAACTGATCTATCATATCTTGTTTATTGCCTAATGAACTGAGGATACGGTTATAAATCTTTTTTAATTCCTCATTTGGATCAACAATCTCACGATAGTCACCAAACACATATTTATCTTGTGTAGGATCAGTAAATGATTCATCACCAGCTATAACACGAGCTTCTAAGTACAATTTAGGTGTAAATCCTGTATCTTTAATTTTAATTGTATCGCCTTCGTCGATTAGCTCGTGGGCTAATCCAAATACTCTGCCGATTGATGTGGCTTCAACTTCATAAGAAACGGAAGTATCAACACGTTTTTTAAATTCAGTTTTCATAAGTGTCATAAGGCGCTCTGGAGACATATTTTGCTCTTCTGTTTCTGGTGTATAAAAACCGAATTTATGTTTTCCGTGTTCATTCCAGCGCTGGAATGCATCGCTATCTGTAATATAAGGGAGACCGTTATTAATTTTCTCTACCGTAATAATGTTATCGCCTTCACCTTTTACGAAACCTACTAGGGCTGTGCAAATATTCCTTGAATGTTCGATACGCCTTACACCAACTAAATCTTTACCCAAAACAACTTCTTTACCGGTTTCCCTACCGCGTTTTCTTATCATATCAACGTACCAACCAGTGATTTGCGAACCTACAACTTCTACACGATATTGAATCTCTAAATCGAATAATGAAGCAATTTTCTTCAAGAAGGTAAGAGGATCTATAATTTCGTCGATAGTCATGGTATGAAATCCAGCGTATTCAGTTATACCGCGCTTCCATTTCATACCGACAAGAGCCATATCGATAAATTCATTAACAGTTTTACTTTCTATACGCTGTGGCATAATATAACCATCTTTTGCTATGTGGACCCAAACGCCAGAAGCGTTCACTGTTATCGATCTATCGCTAGAATCTCTTTCGACCTCATTGTTAATCACATAGGGCACCAGTCGTCCATCACGAACTTCTTTAACAATTAAATTCTGTTGTTGTAAAACAATTGCATGTGATGTCCCATCGAATGTTTTAAATTCTAATGTATCTATATTATTTTTAATTTCCCAATGACGCTTATCGTCCCAATAGTCATGTGGTTGGATAGCTGATACGATTTGATTTGTTTTAAAATCGACGACATGTAAAATCCCACTTGGTGTTCTCATCTGTATCTCTCCCTATAACTGATTGTTGCATTAACATCAGGTGGCATTATATCGATACGATTTTCACCACGTATTACGATAGGAAAATTACTAAAGATTTCTTTTATATTGATTGCATTCTTTCCGTTGATTGTGACAAGACTTTTCTCAGTATCGATAACAATCTTATCTCCAGTATCGAAGATATATGGTTGTGTATTAGAAGGAACTTTGTTTACCTTCCAAATCTTTAAATCATCAATTTGCATTTCGTTAATAGGCTCGTGATTATCCCACTTACAAATCGCAATCATAACTTGTGCAATTTTACGTTCTGTCATCGGATTTCCTGTTTCATCAATCCAGCGTTCCACAAGCGAAGCGCCATCTGTTTCTGTACCATCTATAAACTTAGCTACATATACAGACCACACCTTACCCCGCCTAGCAATACGTACACGACCTCGGAATTGATTAAATGTAGTCGAATAAAATCCACTTGTATCAACTAATTTTCGAAAACTATTGGGTGTTCCGCTATTTCCAATTTTCATATGCGCCCTTGTAATTTCAGCAGTTGCATATAGATCATTCATATTGATGCGGGCTACCACATTACTCGTCTCATCTAAAAGAAGAACTTCAACACGGCCCATTTCACCAATATTTTTGGACTTTAAAGTCATCCATGCCTCCATTTCAAAATCTTGTAATGGTCCGCCCGGAATGTTTTTCTTTGCTATCGCACCATAGAATCCTGTCTCTTTTCCGTAATCTTCACAATATAGTGCATGACCATCTCTTGATTTAAAACTACCTGTTCCTTTCATCTCCTCGAATTTTCCAGTAACAGGTGTCCATCCTATAGGAGTAGCCATTTCATCCCACATGACTCTTTCTCGTTCTTGTACCGTGGTTTCTTCCACAGTCAGAGGGTAGCCGATTCTAAAATAATCACGATTATTCGGATACTCTCCAAACCATACATCTAAAAAAGTACTTGGCTTTTTCACAGTCATTTCAATTATTGGTAGAGCTTCTACGCTTCCTTTATTCGTAAAATAAGAAGTAATTTCAGTAGACCAATCTTGTACAAATGGATAAGTTTGTACTTTTCCCAATTTATAAGGCATCGGACAAATGAAAGTAAGTACTCCTTCTCCTAAATTTACTAATTGTTCTGGGTCAAATGCTTCATCAATAACAGCTAAGTACGTACGATCTTTTTCGTCATCAAAAACAAGTTCCTGAGGTTGAACCGTAATAAGCCAATCAGCTATCTCTTCTTTTAATTTTTCTGCTTCTTCCATAGATTCATATAACAATGAAACTGGTACAATTATTTTTCTCATTTTCGTTTGCGTTCTTATCAAACGGCCCCCTGGATAGTGAGGGACTTCTAGAAATGTACGTTCCAAAGGAGACCATGCAGGGCGTTTTTTACCCTGCAATGGAATTACATTTGGATTTCTTTTCCCGTTAAAACTAAAGAAACTAATTCCGGTCATATCATCACCTGCCTAAAATACTTTACGTCTTTCTTTTTCTTGTTCTTGAAACTCATTAACATCTGTGTATATTTCCCTTGCTATTTCTCGTCCGTTTAAATTAACTTGCAAAATAGTTGGTCCCTGCGATGCATATTGTTGCACTCCTACTTGTTGTGCTAATGGTAATGATCCTATTATTCCATTAGCGATTGCATCGAATGTTTGTTTGCGTAAAGGTAAAACTGTTTCGTCATATCCCCTTGCGTCACCAACCCCAATTAATGTAGGATTCCCAGGTTTAATTAACGCACCATTTGCTGCCCATTTGACATCGAAAGATGGTAGACCTTCACTTGCCCATTTTGTAGGATTCAATGAACCATTTACACTGATTTTAGGGACAGGTATATGAATACCACTAAACATATTAGCAATTCCGTTTCGTATTTTATCAATCCAACCCATAATCCCACTCCAAGCATCTTTAATAGGATTAATCAGTTTGTCTTTGATTTTCATAGCAGCTTCACCTATATCGATTGCCATACGAACTACAGAAGCTATTGGTTCCTTGATAAATGTCTTGAAATATCCAACGACAGTAGACCACATGCTACTAATCGTAGAACCAAAAGAAGATGCAAGCCCTTTTACTGCACCGAAAATTTGTTTAACAAACGAAAACTGGATAAGCCCCCAGATTAATTGGATTGCGCCACTAAAAATTTGTTTTATCCCTGCCCACATTCCAGAAAAATCACCAGTTAAAACAGATGCAAAAAACTTGATAATTCCCATAATGAGATTAACGGCACCCTGAATAATATCTTTTATAGCGTCCCATGCACTTTTTACAATCATCATTACAGCTGGCATTACAAAAGCTATAATAGATTGAATGATTGAAAAGGCATTTTTTACAGCTTGTACAATTTGATCTCCGTTTTCTTTCCAAAATGCAGCAATTTGAGAAATTATTCCGTTCACAAAGTTAAGGACATCCGTCAGCAAAGGCATCAAGTAAGGAGCTATTGTATTGAATACACCTTTAATAAAATCCCAAGTAGCCCCGATTATTCCCATAATTACAGGAGCAGCAGCTGAGATTAAATTTTGTACATTTTCTATAAAGTTACTTAATTGGGCATGCACATCCTGAACGAACATGATAATATTCGCTTTTTGTTCTGGAGAAAAACCTAACTTATCCAAGAAATTACTAGCAGCTCCCCAATCACCAGATACGAGGGCTTTCATAGTTTCTACCCCATATTGCACTGCGGCTGTAGTTTCTTGTATAAACTGAATTGCATTGGCTGAAAAACCTAATTTAGTAAGGATATCGTATCCCTCAACTAAAGCATTTCTATCACCAGTCGCAGCAATCCAAAATTGCTCAATAGCAGCACTGACTTGTTGGATGATGCCGATAGCATTACGAAGTGGTTCAAATACCTTATTCATAGCTTCTTGTCGTTGTCTTGTTTGCTCAATTCCTTGCTGAAGCTTTTGGTATTCAACTTCAGATTGGTCGAGAATCTTATTAGCCTCTTCTTGAGTCATGCTTCCTTCCGCGACCTTCATTTTTAACTCTTCTTTTTTCTGAGCCAACATACCATCGGCATTCATCATATCTTCAGCATGCTTCTTAGCCAAAGCAAGCTTTTCATTATACTCTTCTTGTGTTATCTTACCTTTTTTGAGATTCATATCAAGAATAGCTTTAGATTGAGCTAACTGCTGGTCAGTTTGTTGCATTAATTTTGCAGCTTCAACTGACCTACCAGACGGATCAAGCCAGTCGGTAAGGGCTTTAACGGCACCATTTGTTCCATTTGTCATTGCAACAAGCGCTGGCTCGAGGTGTGAGAAAACAACAAGGCCTAAATTTTCTAATTGTGATTTAACGCCATCAACTGCACCTGATAAGTTATTTGCCATTGTTTCAGCCATCGCTTTTGCAGATCCATCAGCAGCATTTAAAGTATCAAGCATATCATCAAATTGTGGTTTACCACCTTTGATAACTTGAATCCACCCAGCATATGCTTCTTCACCGAATATAGCTTTAGCAGCGGCGATTTGTTGAGATTCAGATAAATTGATAAAACCATCGTGTAACTGTCCGATAATTTCATTCATAGGTTTCATATTCCCCTGTGAATCTTTAACGGAAACATTCAATGCTGATAATGATTTAGCAGCTTCTTTTGGTGGTGCGGCTAAACGAGATAGACCAGCACGTAATGCAGTTCCGGCCATCGATGCTTTAATACCATTATTGGCAAATATCTGTGCGATTACAGATGTCTCTTCAAGATTCAATCCAAATGTAGCAGCTACTGGAGCAGCATATTTCATAGTCTCACCAAGCTGTTCAACGTTTAAGTTGGCAGTCGCTTGAGCTAATGCAAATACATCGGCTGCTCTTCCTGCTTCAGAAGCCTTCATTCCAAATGGTGTCATTGTATCTGTTACGATATCAGAAGCTTTTGCAAGGTCTAATGCACCGGCAGTTGCTAAATCAAGTAACGGCTTACTAGCTGCAATCATTTGGTTAGAATCCCAGCCGGCAAGGGCCATATATTCATAAGCTTCAGCTACGTTGGTAGCAGACCATCTGGTATCAGCACCTAATTTACGTGCATTCGCTCCAAGTTCAGCCATTTGTAGACCGTTTGAACGTGAAAGAGCTTCTACTTTTGACATTTGTTTCGTGTACTCAGAACCAACATGAACTACACCAGCGATTGCAGCACCTACACCGACAGCGACACCAACTAATCCACCAAGCGCAATAGCTGCTCCGCCTACAGAAGAACCTAATCCTACTGCCGCTTGCCCAACTTGTCCGAATCCATGCCCTAAAATACCAGTGGTTCTTTGTCCACTCCTCTCAGCGTTAGCCAATCCTCTTTGTAACTGATCGTCTTTTAAGAAGATTGACCCAAACATCTTGAATAATTCCATCTATTCACCCGCCTTTCCGCGGATTTTCGCAACTCGAGCAAACACTTCTTCTTTTGTAAGTATCTGTTTTGGTGTTTGTTCGATTGAATTGTTATATTGTTGTACCTGTTCTTGCGTAGGATTTTCACGCTTATGTTTGAATTGAGGAAATGTTTCATCGCAGTATGGTTGTAGCGCACACCATTCCTCCCATAACATGCGGTCCATTTCTTTCTTCTTTGCGGTGAGATACAAGTTAATAACTATCTCTGCATCCAAACTCCCTATGTACTCCATATTTGGATAGCGAGAAGCTAACGTATCGATGAAGTCTATTTCATCAAGTTCACCGCATTGGAAAAAAGCTTAACCAGTCCAACTTCTGAATCTTTGATTGTAATAAATACCTTAACTAGCTCTTCTAGATTTAAAGTTCGTATCGTTTCCCAGTCTGGAGATGTTTTTTTACCATTTTCATTTTCATGAACAAACAGTCCAGCTACAAATTCAAAGAATTCTTGCTCCGCTTCTTCTAATCCGAAGATAAACTTCATGATGATGTCATAACCGAACGTTTCTTGTGCAGCTAATACATCAGCTTGCGTTGCACCTTCTTTATTTCGTACACCCATCATTAAATCTTTAAGTAAGTTAATATCGACCTTAAATTTCGATTTCTTTAAAATACGAACTACGGAAAATAAATCTCCGCCATGAATTTGTCTCACTTTGTATTCTTTTTCTTGAATTGCAATAGTCACATTTATTCCTCCTTAAAATAAAAAAGAGCAAGGATTATCCCTACTCTTTAACCTGCTGGTATTAATTTAGCTGCTTCTGTCGCTGTTAAAATACGCATCTTCCATGGTACTTTTCGAATGTTTTCTGGGTCACGGTGTCCAGTGAATGTAACCTCTGGAACTACTTCACTTTCATTTTCAAATCCCATTTCTAAAGAACCATCAGATAACGCGTTATATACGATAATCTCAGCGATATCGCCACCTAATGTTTCACCAACCCACGCTACATTTTTAAGGTAGCTTTCTTTTGTAAGGCGTTCCGTTGCTTCAATTACATCGTATTTGATAGTCTTTCCGTCTTTTGTAACGGTTTCTTCTGAAACTTTTAATCCAGCAATAAAGTTTTTGATTTTTTCTTTATCCAAAAATTCAAGTGTCTTAAAACTGATTTGAGTTTTTGATTTCGTAATACGTTTCATCCCCATAGTGTCACCAGGAGAACCATCATACTCAATTTCTTTAAACTCTGGTTCATACTTAAAGGAACCGCCACCTTGCGTAGCACCTACAGGAAGTTCGTCTTTTTCTCCATAATTAAAGAAGAATGCACCCCAGTCTCCGAAGAGGACATTCTCTGGTTTTGGTTGTGGAGCTGCCATATAACCAACCCTTTCTATTGTTTAAAATAAGTTCGTAAAATGAACCGCACTTCTTTGCGGCTGATATTTGGGTCTGAATCAGGTACCTTCTGACTCGAAAGATAAGAAATAGCAGCACCAAATTCAGCGCTGCTTAACCTTTTCCTATGAAGATTATTTTCTAAATCGGTAATTAACCGGTCAATCTTTGCTATATGAGCAGAAGTACCGTAAATATCAATCGTAAGCATGATATTCTTTCGTCCCCATGGTTCCTTATCATCGTTAACTGTATACACCAGATAAGGCATTTCAGCCGTTGTTTTCGCGATTTCATAGTACGTTTCTTTATGAATCTGTTTCAATTCACCGTGTAATATATTTATAAAGTCATTCATGCTATCTACCTCATTAATGACGAATAGGTTCGTGTGCCAACTTGCGTAATCATCGGTTTATTATTCTCTGCTGCAGGTCTTAGGAATGGTTGAGCATGTTGTCCCTGAGTTCTAACCATTTTCCCTGTTTTGGGATCGCGATACATCCAAGGACTTTTACGACCGTCCCCATCAACTGCATAGATTCCTGTGCCTTTCTCAACGTAAATGCCGTAATCAGAAGATGTACCAATAACAACCTTTTCTTGCTCTGCTTTAGAACTAATACTTCTTCTTAAATTTCCAGTATCTACAGCAGCTAATAGTTTAGCTTTAGAACTAACAAATTGACCTACAGCAGTATGAGCCGCTTTCTTTGCAGCTAAATGCCTTGCCATAACAGCAGCTCTATTTGATTGGAATTTCATGCTCATATGGCAACATCTCCAATTCTATTTGAAGGAATCTTCCTGCATTCATTGGATCGCCTGGATAAGTAACACTGTATACCTTCTTGTCGATAACTAATCTATCTTGAATTGTTACATCAAATGGTAGGCAATAAAAGAAATGTGTACTTTTCTCTTCTACTTTCTTGTTACGGGCATCCTTTGTCCCTTGAATGGCATCTAACACACCTTTAATTTCGTTAATTTCTTTCCATTCTTCTGTAGGATATGGACCATCACTCTCTGCCATATTCCGAAGTACTGAAGCATCTTTACCAAACTTACGAATCATTGATTGAATCATAAGACACGTAACCTCACTTTCAGTCCTTTCGTGATGCTTGCTGGATAATCTCCCACATCATCATAAGTAACCGAGTAATTACCTAGCGATTCGCTTTTCTTTCCTTCTCTTTCCTGCTCCTTATACTCATAAACTACCATCTTTGCGATGATACCAGGATAAGCAGGAGGAAATTCAGGAATACTTCTATTCGTATATTCAGCGACCATAAACATTGTATCTACAATACTCATTAATAATTTTTCATCACTTATATTAGGTACTTGTAGTTTTACACGATTTAGAATTTCTGCTTTCATATCCATTTACTCGCTCGTCTTCGCAGGAGTATTTCTTTTCTTTTTAACTGTATCTGGTTTCGGTGCGTCTACTTCTTCATATATAGGGTCATTCTTGCAGCGTTTTACATGATCTGCATCCGTTACTTCCCATGTGACATCTGTGTCTGTATTTAAAAACCAAGGCATATTATCTCTCCTTTCAAAAAAAAGAGGAAAGGCTTAAGCCCCTCCTCCTGTTGATGGTGTAGTTGGTGCAATTGAAGCTGTAAGTACTGCTAATGATTCTGGGCGAAGTACACCACCACCATAAACCATAAGACCACGAACGCCATCTGCAAATGAATTTTGAAGGCGTTGCGCTTCTGTTTCATTTAACTGTTTACCATGGCCAATACCTGACTTATGAAGAGCAAGAATTTTATATTTACCAGATGTATTGTGAGTCTCTTCTGATACAACGATTTGTGAACCGTTAATCACTTGCCCTTCTACAACACCATTCTCTAAAATGACAGGTTGTTTTGTGAAACGGTCATCTTTAGATAGTAATCCGAGAATTTGAGAGTTAATGATTGTGAAACGCTCAGTTTTAGGTACTTTCTTCATGTTTAATTTTGTATTCAGGTCAACAATATAGTCGTATGTGTTCTTAGGTGATAATTCGATTGCTGCAGCATCAGTACCGATTACATTGTCTTTATGAGCACCTGTGTAAAGGCCTAATATAAATGTATCTACCGTTTCCTGAAGGACTGACCCAGCTTCTTGTGTATGTGGGTCAATTAAGTCTCCTGCTGCTTGCACAGCGTCTACATCATCTACTTTGAACGCAAAGTACTTCTTCTGATCCATATTGATTTCTACTTTAGAAGGATTTGTATCATCCCATTCAACAGAACCTGAATAGTCTTTTACATTCACTGCACCGACACGGTTAAAAATAATTTTGTTACCTTCAATTTTTGCTGGTTTTGTTGTGATTAAATCCGCGATTGAACGCTTGTGGAAATTCGCCATTAAACGAGCTTCCCAAATTGTTGGAATAAAAGTTGCTACTGACATATATTAATTCCTCCTTAATGTTTTTCCATAACAAAAGAGATCACTAAAATAGCAATCTCATTTGTTCGTTTTATAATTTTTTAACTATACTACTTAACTTTTCTATTATTACTTATCCCAACTGCGCATATCTTTCTGAATTTGTGCCCAGTTCGCATTAATTTCATCCTGACTCATTGAATTTACTTGTTCTCTTGTAAATCCAGTCCCAGTTCCGCCACTAACATGAATTTCTCGGCCCGCAGCTTTAAATCTTTCGACTACTTTTGCTTCTAACGCCGAAGAGAACAAATCATTAAATTTTGATACTCTAGATTTTGTATCCTCTACATCTGAACCGATAACAAAATCTACAAACTTAAGGTCTAATCCAATCGCCGATAAACCATCTGCTGCTGCACTTTGCATTTCTTTCTGATGAAGTATTCTTTCTCGCTCTTCTAGCTGTTCCTGAAGTTGCTTCATCTCATACTCAGCCTTTTCTTGAGCTGTCATAGAAGCGGTTTTGTAGTTCTCTAGTTCTTTCTTGGTTGCATTAAGTTCTTTCGAATATTTTGAACGAACTCTATCTTCTGCTGATTGCACCATTTTCTCGATAAATGTTTTTGTTGCATCATCTAATTTTGGCTCTTTCTGTCCATCAATTGGCGCCTCCTCTTTATCATCTGCAGGTGGCGTTTGTTCGGTCGGTGGTGTATCTTCTGCTGGTGTTGGTGTATTAGGATCAGAGAAGAACTGCATACCTTTCAAGCGTAATGGCGCTTTTATTGTTTCTTTAACAAACTTTACTGGCAAATCTTTAACTAAATATTGTTTCATCATTTTTCCTCCTTTGAGTTCCTATGAATACGCCCTGTTTAGTTCGTAATCTATAAGCCCTCAAGTGTTTTATTTTTATTTGAGAGAGTCTTTCCACTCTTCATAACTAACTGCAGTAATGACTTCATTCCTGCCTGTTGTCGGGTTTCTAGCCCTCCTCTCAATAAATGGGCTAACTTCCGCTACTTGGGTAATAAAAGTACAGCGGCAGCGTACAACCTCTTTAGCAGGCAAGTTACTGTCGTGCGGATATTCACAACTATACCCACCGACTTTAAATAATCCTTTAAACGGTACTTTTTGATGATCCGCTGTTTGATGCGTTGGCCTTGTACGTTTATCTAATGTAGAAATCCAAATTTTCTCCATTGATACACCTTCGTCAAAAGCATGAGATGCACTGTCATAAGTACCTAAGTTTTGCACCCTAGCACTTTCTGTCCAAGCAACCATTTGTGCTTTCTTCGTATCGCCATCAAGAATAGGCTTAATACGATTAGCCATTACCGCATACCCTTCACCTTTTCTAAGGCCAATGGATAGTTCTTTACGTATTCGGCTAATTATTTGTGCTCGATGTGTACTTAACCTTTGATTGAGCGTCATTTTATCGATTGGCATTTGTACCGCACGTTTAATGACGTTTGGGTCAATCAGCCCATATGAAAGAGATACACCAACCTCTTTCTCAATAAGATAACTCGTGTAATAAAAAGACTCTCCATACTGAATGGAGAGTTTTTCATTGAGAGTTTTCTTTTTCTCATATGTTATTTCGTTAATAACTTGCTGCAGTTCGCTTTGCATGTTTTTATATCGATTGAATCGACGCATTTCCTGCATACTTAACTGCTCATTCACCGCATATTTTGCATAATAAAAAGCCAGTATTCCTCTGACTTCTTCTAAAGCATCTTTATACAGGTAGAGAATCGCCTTTTCCAGTTCGTCCTCTATCTTTTGGAGGTGTTTCTGCTTCTTGTCCCATTCCATCGTTTTCACCGCCTTTATGTACAGTGTCTAAATCGATAGAATCCACTTCTTCTTCCTTCATCTTTTGTAATTCTGCCTTTGGATCAGGAACAACAGATAACATAGATAATCGTGTTTCTTCGCTTATTAAACCTTGTAGTTTAGACTGAACGTCAGCTTCATCAGATAAGTTAGCTGGAAGATTCCGAGTGAATTGGAATGTCATGCAAAGATAATCAAGCTCAGCTTTGTTTGAACGTAAATTCCAAGCGTCGAATAGTAACTTGAATTGTTGTCGCAATGACTTGGTAAACTTCATTTCTAACGTTCCTGATTTCGTTTCTAATGCTAGTAGCTTATAACGAATAGCAACCCCAGTGAGGTTACCACCGAATGATTCATCAGAAAGATTAACATGCTTTGTAAAACGGCATATATTCTTTTCTAATCTATCTAGATGATGTTCCAAGATGTTGTCATTAAGATCCTTAGTTAAAAATGAAGCCTCGCCATTCTCACCTACATCAAGAGCTCCAGTTTGTTTTAACTTCTCGATAGTATCATCATCTATATCAACACCTTTAAAAATCATATAAGCCAGGCGGAACTGCTCAATTTCACTGTTCACATCAGAAAGTGCTCTGTCGTACCCCTCAATAAGCGTAATAGCTTTATCAACATCCCCCTGCAATTCTTCATTGTTAGGAAATCCGATAAGTGGTACACCTTTGTATAAATTAGTGATTCGATTTGTTTCTTTCAGCTTATCTAAATCTTCACCAGTGTACTCAATGATTTGCGTATCATTGTAAAATTCCACTTTATATCCATCTTTAAAGTCATCACCGTCAATTACTTTGATTGGATAGCAGCGGATAGCGTATTTAGGCTCTGCAATGCTTGAATTCGTAAGGAAGATAGCTTCATAAGGTTTTATATTCATAACCTTTTCTTCACCATCTTTATCGTGATACAAAAGCCTTGCCCCATAACCACAAATTGAAGCAAACTTTCCTGTTTCCGCATCAGCATCTTCAGTATGATTTGCCTTTAAGAAATCTTGAATACGTTTTAATACTTCCTCATCGTCATGATCTAAGCTATATGAAACAGGTAATCCAAACATATACCCTATTTTTGTATCAATAATTTCAGAGAAGAAGTCATTGTTCAGCTTGTTGTTAACCTTATCCTTATTTCCATCACCCTTAAACTCACGAGTAAAGATAGGTAAGCCTGTCTCACTTGCTTTGTATCGTTCGTACCTATTAATCATTCGTTTTTTTAACGGTTCAAATTCATCAATAATCTTTTTGAGCAGCTTGGGTGTAGGCTCACCATTTTGTTCATCCAGTAATGGGATGTAGTGTTCAAACATCGTCTCACCTCCTTAATAGATTGACTTAACAGCTCTTGCTTTGTTATTAGACATAATTACGGTATTCACAAAGTAACGATCACTATCCATTTGATGGTCATTCTGCTTAATCGGTTTGTCTTCACCGCGCTCCATTGCCTTCTCATCCCATACATAAGAAGAGAACTCACGCAGCGTTTCTTTACAACAATCGCAGAATTTAATTAATTCAGTTGTCAATGCAGTCGCTACATTACGTATTCCATCTAATACATCGTTCTTTGCCTTTTTCACTTTCCAGCCTTTTTGTTTCAGTAAAATAATAAATGAGCTTGCCGAAGGGTCCACGATAATACGCTTTGTTAGACCATTTGCAAACTCAACTAAATCATCATAATATTGTTCGTCTGACTTTTGTAAATTCTTCTTTCGAGCGTCATGATGATATTCTTTCACTTTATACCAGATGCCACCACATAAGCCCCATAAACCAAATGCCATAGGGTTTTGTGTACCGTAATCGCAGGAGATATAATATTGTTCGTATTTCCTTGGATGTGATGGTACAACGTGTTCATCTTCATTAAACATACTGTATATTAAGCCCTCTGCCATTACCCATAAGCCTAAGATATACCGCTGATAGAACACACCGCTAAACATACGTTTAAAGCGGTCTTTCACTTTTTCAGGAAGAGATAAGTTGTCATCCATTGTGAATTTTAAATGGCAAACTAACTTCTCTTTTTTCTTATCGATAAGCTCTGTTTTTACAAAGTGATATGGCGAACCAGGGTTACAGTTCATAAATATCTTTGCGCCATCAACAGAACAACGCCCAATCATTTGATCTATAAATGATTTAGGAAATAGAGCAGCTTCATCAGCTAATGAGCCAGCAGCAGTTAAACCTTGTAATGTATCCTGCGAATTCTCCTTATTAGCTCCAAACAAGTAGTACGTATTCCACCCAATTTGCAGATAGTTTTCAGAACGGTTGTAATCATATCGCCAACCCCATGCGGTAAGTATTTGTATCATAGGGTTGATTACGTTACGTTTTAATGAGCCAATTGATTTACCAGCAATGATAAATGACTCACCTTTAAACTTTTCTTGTGACCATTGCAAGAAGCTACAAATCATCGAAATTGTTTTACCAGAACGAATTGCTCCATCTGCAATAACGATGTCATGATTCTCATATGGCGAACCATATCGCCACCACCACAATAATTGTAATTGTTTATTTGAAAACGGCTGGAACTTAAACGATTTGGTTTTCCGCTTTTTAATCCTCGCCATCTGCATCACCAAATACTTCTTTCATCTTTTCTGGATCAGGAGCAGTTGCTTGTAAGAAATCTTGAATTGCTTCTGCATTATCATCATCTTCATCACCAGTTAAATTTGCAATTTCAGCATTAGCTTTCTTTATGTTCGCTTTCTGTACTTCCATATGCATCTTGTGACGTTCTTCTTCAATTTTTCGCTTGAAGTTATCAGGCACTAAATCGAAGTACATCGCTAGTTTATCAAGTGCTCTCATCTTATCAGCAAGCTTGATAGACACGCCTTCTTTGCCCTTTTTCACTTCCGCAATAATAGAACCATCAATCATATCCGATTCATTAAAATCAACATAACTAATGGTTTTCATGACTAGTTTTCCGTCTTCATCTTTTACAGGTCCAAAAGGTCCCATAACTTCTACATCTTTTTGACCAAAGGTTACGTAATTCGTTATATCCGCAAAAGCAATTTTGATGTACTCATTCAATACATCCATCGCTTCTACAAATATGTTTTCAACCATCTCACCTTTAATCTCCCTGATGTAAGATGCTACACGTTCTCTTCTCAGTAACCGGCTACTTGTAACATGTGCGCTACTCTTGGCATAACCGGCTTTCAATGCAGCTTGCGTGCCGTTAAAATACTTCACGTAATACAAACAAAAGAGCCGTTCTTGTTCTGTCAGCTCTTCATCATCTAGCATCTTTTTTAACTTGGCTTTTGTCTTGGGGTTCTTAACATTAGTAACGCTCCTTTTCGCAATAGTAACGTTACCTTTTAGTTGTTCATCCCATTTATCTTGTGATTTCCACTTTCTGATTTGAGATGGCTTTAAGTTTAATTCCTTCGCAATCTCAACAAGCGGCTTCTCACCTTTACTTGCTTTGTATATTTCAAATGCCTTATCACGGTCTGGGCTTCGTTGTCTCGCCATCTACATTTCACCTGCCACCTCGCGTTTGAGTTTATTTTGCACAAAAGAAAAAGCACCCATTTGGGTACTTTTAAATAATCAATTTACTAATCTCTTTACTTTTCCAGGTAGTAAATGTTTAATTAGAACATTATCTGCTTCATTTTCATATGCCCTTAACTTCTGATAACCTTCTTTATAAACTGTAGATGAATAATGAATAAAGTTCCCCAACAAACGAATATCTTCACCATTTCCAAAGGTTTTTATATTCCCTGATATAAAATGTTCATATCTCCGCATTTCTTCAATAAATTTCTCTAATATTTCTCTCTCTTCTTTAATTAAATATATTGCTATTACCTTATAAGATTTATCTAATTCCAAAAAATCTTCTTCTAATAATCTCGCTTTTTCATTGGCTAATTTGATAACTCTATGTTTTGATTCTTCAGTTACATACACAGTAGTGTAATCTCGCTTTGGTGGTTGATGATGTGGGTCCTTTTCTTTCAAATTTAATGTTTGCACCAATTCAAAATTCCCTTTTTCAGAGCAAAAATATTCCATACTTTTCATTGCTACTGCTGATTTTTGACGAAAATCATTTAAAGCTTCTACCTTCATTTTCAAGAAAAATTCCGCATACCAACGATTATCTTGTTTTTTATTATTAAAATACATAACAATTAAGGTACTAATACTTGTTATAAAAGCAACTACAATTGCTGCTTCTCCTGGGGTTATACTGGTCAAATGAAGCTCTCCTTCCGCAACGTACTTACCATACCATTTTATTCCATAACAAATCTTATTTCCATTATAATCGCATATAAAAATTTATATTTCTTTTGAGCCTCGCAGATACATAACTCAGGAAAAAATATAAAAAGCCTCGACAACTCACGTCCGATTTTGTTTTGCGCAAAAGAAAAAGCGCTCTAAATGAGCACATTACCTTTCTTACTTATTAAAGTATTTATTATATTTTTTGTTATCTATCTTTTGAGCTACCTTTTTGTAAATTTGCTCCATTTTTTCATCATCAATCTCTTCACCTTTTTTATTCTCTTCTTTTACTCTTTTCCATTCTGACTTAAGTACTACTTGAAATAAATAACCTAAGTCTTGAGCTAATTCTCTCATCTGATCAGAATCAAACTCAGAAATTTTACCTCTACGTAATTGGCTATTAATTGTTCTCTGCAATTTCCTTATTTCTTTACTAACAGGTTCTGTTGGATTTAATAAAAAATAAATATTATTACTTATATATGTAAGTTCGTGATATCTCTCTCTCATTAGGCTATCATCAACATCACCTTTACCATGTTTCAATTTGCTCATATCGTTCATTTGAACGTTTGAAATCTTGACGTACTCGCTAAATTTATCCCTCATTGTATTTATCCATTTTACTCTCTCTTGACTTATTGCGTCTATATATCTATTTTGTTCTGCAGACTTAAGATTCTTTTCTCCTAATTCCTTTGTGATTTTACTATTTCTCATCACTGACCAAATTGAAATCCCACTCGTAATAAGCAAAGTAATTACCGCAACTATCGTTGTAATCAAAGCATTTCGTGCAGCAGTTTCTGCGGCGATTTTTGCAGCTTCTATAGCAGCCTGTGGATTCATTTAATCCCCCTCTTTCTATTATCTCGATGCCATTTATTATACTACATTCATGGATTCAGATATAGAAAAAGGTATATTATGTCACCAATCAACCCAGCAAATATACCAGGCTCAATAAGAAACACAAAAGTCATGAATCCTCGTGTTCGAGTTTGTTTTGTACAAAAAAGAACGCCTTACAAGCGCTCTTTAATTACACTATAAATCCGTGTTATTATTTTGGCCGATTCATTCCAAAAATCAAGGATTTCTTCTTTACTAAATACTTTTCCCGAATCATGAGATAGTTCATTAGCAGTGTCGACAAACCCTTGAGTAATGATAATTTCTTCTAAATGTTGGTTTATTTTTTTTCTTAACTCACTTAATTTGACATTACCATATTTTCTATCTATTTCCACTTCGATTGCTTCATTTAGACAGAAAAATTTAAGAACATACTCTAATATCCTTCTAATTGTGTTACCTTGCGAAAATAATGTATCGTAATCGTATCTATTTGATCGAACTATGGTACTACGTACTTTATACATCCTACCGTTTACTTCGTTAATTGTTTCATTTAACATTAACAGTCTTGAAAAAAATGAATCTCTTACATTTTCTTTAGGTTGAATAAGTCCCGTATAATAAGGCAGATTGTTAACTGTACATGCATGTTTAATGAAGTTTTTCTCATTTCCTTCCCAAAAAATAAATTCCTTATAAAACATACTAGGTTTATTTTCAGTTTCAATTAAGTTGTTTTTATTTGATAATTTCAGATGTTTTTCAACAGTCTTATTAGGAATCAAATTTACTCTAAAAATTAGATAGGGATGATTATTAATTACTTTAAACTTTAATTTATTTATATGAAGTACCGTATATGTATAAGTTACATTTCCACCCCTAAAATACCATTCCATTGCACTTTCCTCATCCAACTCACCTTTTAAATATTTCTCCCTATATTTACTATTATCATGCCAATATATATAAGTAAACGGAGCATGATATTCAATTTTACTTATATAATCATAACTTTGTAACGAAAAATGATCCCAATTCACCCAACCATTAGTCTTTTCCAATAGTTCTGTAAGAAATTTAAAAATCTCTTCACTATTATTAAGCTCTTCTGGTTTTCTCCATTCTTCCCATAAATCTAAAAACGCCTGTTCACTTATTTCGTAATCAAACGGAATAGGCATCATTTCATCTTCTGATAAAGTTGATTCTTTTTCCATTTCCTTCATTCCTTTCAATATAAAACATTCGTATACACTTTGAATATTTTACCATAGATAAAGGAACATATCTTGTGAACTTCATGTCACCAATCAACCCAGCAAAATTACCAGGCTCAATAAGAAACACAAAAGCCACGATACAAATGCACCGTGGCTGAAAGTATAAATGTAATTGGTCTTTTCGTCCTTTTTGCGGATTCTTACCGCCCATGCCCGTTCTCCGGTAACGTTTTGATAAAGGGGCTATGATCATTGATTATGAGCGCATAGATACGTTATCCCCACATTATGCTCTTTTCAAAGAACAATTAACTGTAGGAATATCGTACCGCTGATTCCAATGTAAAAAGGTACCCAATTCACTGCCCAAAATACTGCCCTGAATGGTACCCCAAAACTTCCATTTTCATTTTCATATCATGTTTAATGCTCTTGCAAAATTAATAATGCCTGACTTCCTTTTCCGATAAAACTTACCTTCTTTCATGCCTAAAGTAGTTGCCAGATAATCATTATTCAACTCTTTACCGCTCATATATTTCGCTTCCAGCACCCTTTGTTCATCTTCATCAAGCGCTTCTTCAAATGCCCTTTTCAATTGTTTGTATCTTATTTCATCCTGCGTACTTTTTCTGAGTTCTGGAAACATCAATTCCACTCCGAATTCCGTCCGTTCTTGAATGTTCTTAAATTTCACTTTCAGCACACGGTAATCTCGTAACTCTTCTATCACGAAAGGCCGTATTTCCTTTTCATTTACATATCTAGAAGGTTGATTCATACGATACGGTTCCCCTCCGTTCGATCTACTTATAAATGGATTATTCTATTGAATTCTCAATTTCATATTTCTTTGTTTTGCCAATCCGTATTGCATCTTGCATAGTAAGTAAACTAGTGCTTCCAATCATTTTTCTTTTTCCTTTAAAATACAACCTGTATCTTGGATGCTTTGCATAGCCTAGACCTTTACCTCTTTTTTTATATTCCAACCGTATCACTCCACCATCGGGATATCTGTATATGGATTGTGACTTTTCATGTTCAGCTCTCATTCGCCTCCATCCCCCTTCACTACAAAATGAAATCTTTATACTAATCTTCCTCATAACCCATCCGTTCGCCAATAAACCTTGCTATATTAACCGTTAACCCATTACCAGCCTGTGCATATAATTGATTCTGTGACGTTACTTCTTTTGCTCGATCAAAGTATTCATCCGGTATGCCTTGCAATCGCCACGATTCTCTTTCAGTAAGCCAATACAGTTTTCCGTCACGCAGCGTACATTGTTCCCTGGATCTAAGTAATGTTTGCGCTACACCGTGCCCTATGCGACCTCTACGTGTCTTAGATGTTGGTACTGCTATATTAATAGCGTCACCTACAACACCGATATCATATCCTTGTTTAGTAGCCTGTCTTACTTTCACATAATCTTTCGTTACTTCTAAAATGCAGCTGTTCTTTTCTGTATCAACTAAATATTCGTCTGACACCTGATCCTCTAAGATATCCTGCAATGAATATTCTTTTCCTTCTTTGAGGGATTCCCACCTCTGTTGAGGTGATAACATCCCATTCCGCATCATACCCGACTCCATCCATTTCAGCGAGAATACGGGCAAAGTCCCATCCTTTATTGACTGATAATGTGTTATCAACGTTTTCAAAGAGCAAGTAGGCAGGTTTCTTATGTTTAGGTACTTCTTTGATGAGCCGGATAACTTCTGTAAATAGTCCAGATCGTTCTCCTGAAAGTCCTGTTTGTCTTCCATTCTTAGAAATGTCAGTACAGGGGAATCCGGCTGTCCAAATATCCACTGGCGGAATAGTAGTTCCTTTTGCGTTTCTGATATCATGTTCCGTCCACTCCCCCTCTGTATCGTGCATTGCTTCGTATGTTATCCTTGCCGGTTTATCCCATTCGCAGAAGCCAATACAGGTATGTCCTGCTTGTTCTAATCCAATTCTCATCATGCCCACACCAGCGAATAAATCTATAAAAGTAAGACTCATATCACCACCTCGCTTTCTATTAAAATAGCGTTTTTATAAAAATTGGTTTGATTACAATAATGTAAGCTTTCTGTAATGTTATTCGATAGTTGATTTCCTCTAAATGTTATTAAATATAGTTCTAACTTAAATAATATTTGGAGGAATTAAAACATGAAGCAATTTATTATTATCGCTGCTCTATTCGTTGTAGGACTAGGTGCATTTTTATTTAAAGGCGGCGCAACAGTTGATAAATTCAATCCGTTAGTTAAAAAAGATGATTATTATACAGTTGTAAAATCTGATGGTAAACATTTAGGTAAAGATCCTATTCGTGAAAATAGTGAAAGTTATGAGTATAATTTAAAAGGCTATAATAAGGATGGTAAAGAGCAAGACATTACAATTACGGTAACTAAAAATCTTCGCCATGATGCTTACTTAAAAGTTACAGCTAAAGGTGCGAACGGAAAATCATGGATGGAAGTACAACCAAATGAAATCCCTGCCTCAGCTAAAACCAAATTAGGATTAAAATAAATTGATTATATTCGGGCTGTAGTTCACTTATCCCCTATAGCCTGAATATATACCTAATTCCAGTAGAATTACCTCAAATAAAGATTTTGTATTACTTAATGTTTCACGTCACTTATATCTGCAAATATCCAATCCGTGTCTACATCTTCCGGTTGTGGTATTTCTCCAAAGCTTTCTACAATAGACTTCTTTGCATCTTCAATTAATATATCGATGTTTTCAGCTTTAGAAATGATACGTTTCACCATTTCACCCACTTTAACCAAAAACTTCTTTGCATCTTCTTTCGTACTTGTTTGAATAAAAATATCGATTGTAATTGGTACGTTTATAACTTTTACTCCTGTTGTAACCTCAGATATATTGATGTTTTTCCCAATAGGTATAGCGCAAAATTTATATTTACCCACTTGTATTCCGTGCCCTATTCCATGTACATAACCTTCAGTTGTTGCTAAGTGGAATTTTTGTAATTGTTCATTTATCTTAATTCCCATCCCATTCCCCTCCAAAATAAGAATTTTGTTCAGTTTCACTCTAAAAGTAAAATTGTCATTTTTTCATTCAACCGAGTTCATAACATATTCTTTTCCTCCGATAAAATAATGATTAGGTGTCCCATGCGCATTTTATCCATTAGAAATAATACCTTTCACGTACTTACGTATTAGAAACTTCATTTCTGCATCTTCTGCAATAGCAATTTTGTTCACTTTTTCGATACATTTATGAAACATTCACATGTTATATTCAGTATGTTCTATTCTTTTTGAAAAACCATGTGAGAATACCAAAACAAGAAGCCCTAGAGCCCTAACTCTAGGGTCTTTTTGTTTTTAAATAACTATTTTGTAGGATTTTTAAAAATTTATATATACTTATATTAAATAATTAGTTATACTATGAAAGTTCCTAACAGTCAGTATTATGGAATCGACAATTGCAATAGCTTTACTGCCTTGAGTCCTAGAGCGAAATGCTAGGACTTTTCATTTCGTTTACATTCACAATGGTGTAGCCATTCATCACACTTATTGCAACAGCAATCACAATTTTCTATATTTCTATCACACTGACTGCAATACTCAATCACTTCATAAATCATGTTGATTCCTCCAATCAGATAGGGATTTTATTGAGCTTTCATTTCATCATTTTTCATTTCTTTCAGTTGCTCCATTTCCTTCTTTACTGATTCATCAATCATTCTTCTTTGCATAGCTGCTTTTTTGTTTTCTTCAGCTCTAAAGCCAAAATACATTAGCGTACATGTAACCATTGAACCTACAATGAATCCTAGAAAGCATCCTAACCAAAACATAATATAACTCCACCTTTCTGTATAAAACTCAAAATTGGTACTACTTTGCAACTCCCTGCGCTTTCCCAAAAGCTGCAGCTCTTTCGTTGATTCGTTTTAATATCCGACTAATTTGAGTTTGAGTAACCCCTACACGCTTCCCGATATTCCCTTGTGACATATGGTTTGAGTACATATCCCAGATCATTAACTCTCTATCTGGTAACGTCTTTTTAAAAGAATGCATTACCATCTTTTCTTCAATCTCTTCTGTTTCACGTATCGAGCTTTCATCAACAAGTTTTGACTCAAATGTAATTTCTGCTTTCTCTCCACCTGAAGAATACATTACTTCACTTAAATAACTTGGAATTTGTTGATACTGCAAAGCTTCTTCTATCAATCCTTTCCTTTGGATTCTGCCTTTTAAATAAAATACGTCTCGTGTTACCTTGATCTTTTGATTATCTATAATTGCCCTTGTAGTTTCTCCGTATATTTTAGGAATTGCTAAAGTTGAAAATTTGCACCCGTATGCAGAGTTAAAGTCTCTTCTCGCTTTAAGCAAACCAATCATGCCACTTTGAATTAAGTCCTCTACGTCTAAACCAGTAGTAGTTTTTATTGAGTCCAAAACCGCTCCGTACTTTCCCCACACAAACTTATAAACTAGCTTTTTATATTTCTTCACAAACTCATCATCCGACATGGCTTTTACATCAACAACCTCAGGCATTCGCTCCACCCCTTTTGATTTCTCTCATATCAGTTGGCCCTTTCCATTTCCCTTCTCTTTCCCACGTTTTTTTAAGCTTTCCAACATAAGTAAAGCTACGATCATACATAATGCTGATTTCCTTATCTGGAATTCCTTGTTGATTCAAACCTCTTACGATTTCAGGTGTTAATCCAACTGGAATCCTCTTTCTTGGCCCACCATTCTTTTTAGGCTGTGTATCAAAATATCTACCCAACTGGCGTAACTCATCACCAGTCGGGCATGCTTTACACTCATTAACACTAAAACTTTCATTGGATGATCGATTATAATAACAACGTCCGCATTTCTGCTCGATAATATCGCCAATTTGGTATGTGATCTTTTTTCGTTCTTCTTTTGTCAGTTTCATACCGTTCACCTATAAAACTACTTTGAGCGCCATGCCAAGCGCTTGTGTTTTACCTTGCAGCTCAATACGATGCTTTCTTTCCATTTCTGCTGTTTCATTTGCAGCGCCAACTTGGATATGCATTTTTCGCAGGTCATGCTCTAATTCATGATTCTTTTCCGTAATCGCATTAAATTCATTTAGTAATGTGTTGTAATCCTCATCACGAGATTGTAGCTGATCTTGCATGAGTTTGAGTGCATCTTCCGTTTCAAATCGTAATTTTGTTTCTGCGAAAAGATCTTGCGTTAATTTTTCTTTTATACCTTTTAATTCCTCATACATTTTTGATACTTCACGCAACTCTTTTTGCAGTGCATCTTTTTCATCAAGAATGCCATTTAATCGCTCTTTCCAAGAAACATCAAGCGTTTCTACTTTCTCGATATGCTCAATAACTACAGGTTTTAATTTTGGCGGTTCAATTTTCGTTTTCTCAACGTTTTGAGGTTGTGGTGATGATTTTGTATTCTGAGATTTCTTTGATGCACCTACGCGCTTATTAGGTACTCCTTTTTCTTCGCGTCTTTTAGAAATGTGATGATACAAAGTCTTTTCATTTACCCCCAAGTGTTCAGCGATATTTCCCCAAGTCCATTTCTTCACATCTGCCTTACGTAACTTTTCAGCTGTTGTACAAATATGATCCCAGTTTTTTTGTTCAGCCATATGTTCCGTTCTCCCCTCAAGTAGACTTTCGCCTAACTTTTTTAGTCTTTGACCAATCTCACAATTCCTTTGACACCATCCCACTAATTTAGATGAATTCGTAAATACTTCTGGATATTTCGTGCAACCCTCACAATGATTTTCTTGCATATTTATAATATCGATTCGGACCTGACTCTTCTCCGCTTTATTCAATCCATCACCCCATATGAGATTGAAAGGTAGGTAGCACAACGAACTTGTCATACTACCATCCTACTTTTATTAGTCTTCTAATTTTTCATCAAAAGGTTTATCCTCATCCTCAGCTTTACTTTCTTCAGAAGATTTCGATTCTTCATCTTGCACCTGTTTTTCTTCCGTTACAATCGTTTCTTCTGTCTCTGTTTCTTCGTTCGGTTTCTCTTCTGCCTTTGGCTGCTCTGATACATCAGGCTGCTTCTCTTTCCATTCGTGCCATTTAATCGCTAATGGAGCGACACGCTTGCGGTACTCATCAATCACTTCAATAATTTGTCCTGATGACATATTAAGTTCATTCGCAAGCTTCAAGTAAGACTCACCTTCCAGACGACGTTTCACGATTTCAGGCATTTTATTTGGCATTCCGTCAAAGCTTGGTGCTAAACCACTTGTAATGAACTCATCAACGATTTCACGATCCGCTTGCTCTTTCTCTTCGCGAGTTTGAATCTTTTCTTCAGGGATATCAAAGTCAGCTTCTAACTGCTCACATGATGGTTTCACCTCTTGCACGATACCCTTATCATCAACTTCATACTGCGTTACAGGCTCATTTGTTTTTGTGTTAATTGTTACGTTAAAGCTAACTTGCATGGACTCCAATGCAATTAGCACTTTTGTATCAATCAAATCAGATAAAGCATCCAATTTACCTTTTAACGATGAATCCGATACTTCCAACACAATTTCTTTCTTACCATCAGCTTTAAGATTTACTTTCTTTAAAGTTGGTTTAAATTCGATATATGACATATGATCCGCTCCCTTTATTTAGCTTTTTTTAGTTTTTTCTCTTCACGTTTTAATTTGTTGTACTTTTCTAGCGTGATAAAACCACCGTATTTCAACACATGTTTTAGAAGTATGAGTTGTAAATGAGGATATTTGTATTCGAACATTTTTCGTTTTACCGCGAATGTTTCCGTAACCATACCCTTTATATCCACGACTTCCACATCACCATTTGGCAAATAAATCATGAAGTCTGCCTTATATGTAATTGCCACAATTTTTTTACCGTTCTTTGTAAATGCTGGTTGCAAAGTGAATCTTGGTTGTAATTCAAAGCTTGTAATTTCACCTGCAGCTTGGCGTATTTTTAATTCAGAGTAATAATCAGCTTCTGCTTTACTATCAAAAACATGGCCGTCTAGTTTAACTTTCTTGTTATTGTATTTGCTCAATATCCATCATCCTGACGTTGATGATTTACCTTGTTCTTTTCCAGGTATGCTTGTTCTATGTCTTCATGAGTAAAGCCGAGTTGTTTTGTTCCTAATTCCATAAACAAGTTAAAAATTATTTCAACATCATCCGATAATTGCCATTTACTATTTGGATAATTATGTGCTGTATCCCACATTTCTCCTACGTAATAAAATAGCTTGTTAAATGTTCCAACGATTGTTTTTTCTGTTTCATCCTCGCAACGAAACTCTATTTTCACATCTAACTGATTGCTGATACTTAAAATAAAATGCAGTCCATCCACAAACTCTGTCAGAATGGTTTCTCTTTCACTTGGGCCTTTATTACTCCAATGTTTAAAACAACCTGTTTCGTTTGCTAATTCAGCAATTTCAACCTGTAGCGCTAAGATTAAATTACTAACTAAGTTTTGACCTTCCAAACCATGTTGTTTAATAATCCGATTATCAAGTATCTTTTGTAATCCACGTAATTTTGCGATGTTCATTATCGTTTTTCCCCTTTCGCTTCACTAATTAACTGAGTGATTTCATATACAGCATTTTGTGCACATTCCATGTTTCTTCACCCCTTGAATATTTTTCAAAAATCAATACATACTATTTTCAAGCCGCTTAATCCACGGCTGGTACTTCCTTCTTTTACAGTAAGAGGCAGATTGGTTCATCACTTTTCTAATTCTTACTGTATATTTTTAAAAATATCGAAAATAATACCAACAAGCTGTTTGAACTAGCAGCTTCACTCTTCTCGCAATGGGAATGCAATTTATCACAATTAGCTAACTCATTCGACTAACTGGCAGACAACCGAAAATGTTGTCTGCTTTTTGTATGGAATTTTTCATTTTACATATACTACTTTTGAGCCTGTTGCCAATGCAAGCCATTTGGTGTTTTGAATTCCGACTAAGCTTTTTGTTGCATAGATTATTACATCTTTGACAACACTGTTTTAAAGCGCGTTTTCTGGTTATTCGTAGTTCTAATCCAGAATAATTTTTCTCCTATAAAGGACGGCAGGTACGACTGCTCGTCCTTTTTTACTTATACCGCATACTCTCCTTTTTGGGAGTTTTGCACCACTTTCCCCTCATCATCGTAGTAAGCAATTTCCCAAAAAGGATGACAGTTGTGCTTCTCAATTTCTCCATCGAACAAAACGAACAAATGAGTTTTCCAGTTTCCGACGATCGTACCCCACATGCCAGCTATATTTACTCGCATACCCATGTAAGCGAAATGCAGGTTGCGATAATTCTGCATTTTCTTGAAAGCTTTCTCTGCGCTGTACATGCGCTTGATATCAAAAACGCCTTCATTCTCGCACTTTACAAACTTCATAAATTCAACCATTGGCATTGTTAGAAATCTTGTTCTGAACTTCTGCCAGTACAGGAATCTTGCTTTTCCTTCCGTTTCCGCTACTACAAATTTTTCATTTGGCCAATGTTCGAAAATAGTTGTGAGTTTGAATTTGTAAAGGACCACCATTCTTCCACCTCTCCCTTAATTCGCAATCAACTTACGGAACAATTCTTCGTTTCTTGTGTCTAGTGCATGATCGATAAGTTGTGCTTTGGCGAGTTTTTCTAAATCATTAACTACCTGTGCTAGTTCCAATCTTTCAGTAAAAGGTATATCTGTTTCATCAGATACTTCACCTTCTAATACCTCAATGAATAACGGATATCTGGATTTATCAGCGAAGTTTAATTCAATAAAAATTGTTTCTTTTTGATTAAAACGGATCTGATCAAAAGCTTTGTCTGGATCATCAGAAACTAAATTGTTTTTATAAAATTTAAATGGTACTGTTTTTGTGCATTGCGTAGACATAAACAATGAAATTGGTTTATCGAATTTAACTCGTTCTACAAAATGAACCCTTTTTAATGCCCCTTCATTTTTCAGTAAATATTCCAAAATCCAAAGGCACTCTCTCCATTTCATTTTGTAATGCTCTTTGAACCATTCAATAAACTCACGCTTTTTCTCAACCGACACGATGCTCATGCAGTAACCCCCTTTTCCATCCTTCAAATTTTTCTATCCAAGCATTCCAATTTTCTTTTTGCGTTGCTGCTTATTTGTCCCATTATTGATCCACTCCTTTTTTCTCCGTTTGTTTTTGTTTCCCATCTAAAATTTCAACCGTATTAGTTAAAGCTGATGGTAAAGGGATTCCGATACGACCTGCATTTTCTAAAAGTGAAAGTAATTCATTCCCAATGAAGAAGAAAATCGTCGCTTCACGAATTGCACTGTTTGTTCCCATAACTGCATCAGCTTGTGTGGCTGCTGCGACCAAAAGAAAAGCACCACCTTTTTGGCGATGCCTTTAAAACCAACTTTACTTTTTAGCTCTCCATTAATTCCTGCTGCGAATACACCAGTAATATAGTCAATTGCTGCCATAATAACAAGAACTTTCAACGTTGTATCCCGTCCTCCCAAAAAGTATCCGCAGAAGCCACCGAATAAAACTATAAATGCTTTCAGTAATACATCCATACGATCCATCTTTTCACTCCTTATTTATAATAAAAAAAGAGAGACGCTTGTCCCTCTCTTAATAAGTACTTTTATTTTTATATTTTAAATCATCCCTTTTAATATTAAACCCAAAACTGACATAGTGATTGCGCTAATAATAATTCGCAAAATCCAAGTTGTATTCATGCTAATCTTTTCTAATTGCTTATTAATTGTTGCTATGTCTTTCTCATTAATTGTTGTGCGGGTTTCTAAATTACGAATATCTCGCATGATTTCTTTTTGTTCTGCTTTTAAACTATCAATTTTCACATAAACATCTTCCAATACGTTCACATCCTTTTATCATCTTAATAAAGCAATCTTTACATGATATGAGACAACCTTATTCATGGTGAATTTATCGCAGGAAATCCCATACAAAATCCGTATTTTGTGCAAAATAAAAACAGCTTACGGCTGCTCTGATTTCTCATTTATTAATTTTCGAACTAACTCTTCTAACGTTGCTATCTTGTTGTTTATTAATGTAATCTCTTATAAATAAATTATGAATCGCCTTTAAATAAGGCGATTTTTTATTTTTTAAAATCAATAACAATCACATAAAAACGTTACTATTAATCGGAAACAATAAATTTCTTAACTTGATGGTAATGGATCATTATGTTCCTTTGACGAATTACGCTTCTTTTTATGCCGTTTCTTCACTTACTCATATCTTCTATTTTATGTAACTAAGCCAAATACTTTATCACGGTCTGGACTACGCTGTCTCGCCATCTACATTTCACCTGTCACCTCACGTTCAAGTTTTTATATTTTCATGAGTTCACTACTTATGCTGATTGCTAAATAAATTTTATTTAAAAATATTTCTCGTTTATTTGTTACGAACTTCCTTTTGGTTTGTATATAGCAATGTAAGATAAAAAAGAGCTAAGGGAGTCGGGACATGAACCTTAAAATCAAAACACCAAACGGATTTAAATCAGATTTTTACATTTCACCAGAATTTATTAGCACTATCGGATTATCCATCTTATATCTCCACCTAGCAGGAATCATTTGATTCTTACTTTTCTTTTTCGTTCGTTTGTTTTGTTAAACGCTAAATCCAATTGAGACTGCGCCTTTCAAATTATTAAGTATTAAAAATCTTAATAAAAAAGAGTGCTATAAAGATATGCACTCTTTTAAAAGGCTTTACCAATCTCGACGATCATCACGATCACGGTCATGATTACGTCTGCGACGACACTCATCACAATCGCAGTCACGTCTACAATGACAGTCGTTAAAATCGTTTCTTCTGCGTCTACGACCGCATCCGCAAAATACTAAATCATCCCAAAATCTATTGCAATCTCGAGAATGTCCAAAATTATTGTTGCATCCCATAGATATGATTCCCTCCTCTAAAAATAGAATTCATCATATTCTATGAATAAAAGTTGAAAACAGCTTGTTTACTAGCCTATGTTTTTTGTTTTACACTAATAATATTCCAATTTGCAAGTCTGCCTCGCCCCTTATCTTTCCTTAACAACAAACAAGACACCAACCAGATCATGGCAGCGTCTACGATAATTGATATTGGTCTTATCATTCGGCATCATTCCTATTTCTTAAATAAAACAGAATCAACGATTGTTAAAACTACCCAAGCTATTCCGAGAAACACTGCAATTATTGGCGTCAACCAGAAGTAGTGATACCATTTTGTGTAACTACTCATCTTCCACCATTCATGGAGTGGATTAAGCCCTATCATTTATAACAACCCTCCCCCATTTTGTTCAATAAAAAGAGAGCACCTGCGCCAGTAGATGCTCTTAATGTGATAAAGAGTTTCTTATGAGTATTGAAATAAGGTAGATACAAGCGAGTGAGCCTGTCCTACACTCTTCAATATATGTAAAGGGGCAAACGAAAAAGAGCAATCCCCTATATATAATTAAAGCACCTGTATATCAAACGTTTATATCACCAATCAACCCAGCAAATATACCAGGCTCAATAAGAAACACAAAAGCCACGACACTCACACATCGTGGCTGACTATATAAATTCAATTGGTCTTTTCGTCCTTCTTGCGGATTCTTACCGCCCTTGCCCGTTCTCCGGTAACGTTTTGATAAAGGGGCTACGCTATCCCCACACTATTCTTCTTTCAAAGAACTGTATAGATATAGAGTAATATTGATTCTGTTTTGAGAAATCCCCGGAAACGTTCCCTTTTTATCGAAAAAAAGCCCTGCATTTATGCAGGTCAAATATAAATTAGTGACTTTACTTAGATAAGATTACTGATGGATTTCATATCACTTATTCTGTTGGAGACGGAAATCTTGCAGCTTCAAAATGCGTACTATTTTCTACAGTAGAGATAACTCCAGCTACGCTACTTTGTGCAAAAACCTCGACTACATCCCCAGCATTCAATTGAATTATTGATGAAACGGCAACAACATTAGCAAAGTTTATTGGACCAAAAAAATCATTATCTATTGCAATTGCTGGATTTCCATTAACTCGAATTTCTACCCGCGCTCTATAGTTTACGTTTAGATTATTGGGAATGAACGCAATTGTTCCAATAACAGAATAAACACCCCTTGTCTTTGGTATAAAAATGGATGTTGCAGGGTTATATTCATTTGCTAAATCAAATTGTTCATTTTGGAATAAGACTTTTACAAAAGTATTTGCTGGCACAATCTGATTAACTGTGCTCACAGCTCTAAAAGCAGACGCTCTTACAAGATTGTATTGGTTATCATCAGAACAACAATTCACTTTTACATTAACCCAAGGCTTTTCATCATGTTTTTTATCACATTTGTCATAACTCTTACTACTTTTATGACAATCATGATATTTCTTTTTGTTATCCTTACAATGATCATAGTAGGAATAAGACATACTAGTTTCCCCCTTTTAAATTTATTACTACATACTATGTAAGATAGATTTAAAAGGTTTGGACGAGCTATTATTATTTTTAATAGAATGAAAAAACCCTACCAATTGGCAGGGCAGGGAAATAATATAACATGTAAAGCAGAACAACCTCATCTTAACCAATCTATACAACATTACAAAATACTAGAATCCCATTTCCGATACCTCAAAACTAAGTTTATATAATCCCCACAGCTGTAGCTATCAACTGAATATCACTTTTTTCTTTATGATAAAACGGATCACGCTTTATCATAAATTCGTTGTACACAAACGAATCTTTAACCTTTCGATTCCCTATTATCCTACGTTCCTCTTCATCAAGAGATGTTACAACGTCCGTTCAATTTGTTTAACACGTATCTCATGATTCTTTTCGTCACCTTTCATTTTAGGAAAAAGAACGATGCCCCCCGCTCGAGCCTGTTCTTCTTGATTTTTCATCCGGACGCACAATGCTTTGTAGTTTTTCAGCTCCTTCACCACAAGTCTATGCATCTCCTTTTCATCGATGTCTTTAAAAAATGACAATTGATTCATACGATACGGTTCCCCTCCGTTCGATCTACTCACTTATAAACGAATTATTTTGTTTAAATTTATACAGCATCTATTAAACACATAATAATTATAATTTTTTACTAGTATACAAGCCGTATCTTTTAAAAGAAGCACAACATAGAATAAAATACAGGACAAGACTTTCAAAAAACTTGTCTGAGTTTATTCTCAAAAAGAGGTGAACATAAATGCCTATCGTTAAACCCTTTATAGCTGGAAGACGATTTGTAAGTACTGCAGCAACAGGGACTGTCGCTGGAGCAGATTTAACTTTTGCTAACACAGACTTCACTGATGACACTGGTGCTGTAACAACATTCCCTGCTTCTTATGCTTTTTTAACACTTTATATTAATGGCGTTATTCAAACAGGGGATACTATTACTGGTGTGACTACTACAGCTGCTACTATTGTAGGAGGAGCTGTCCTAGATGGAGGAACTCCTATCGCAATCGAATTTACAATAACGTAAATTTAGTTATCTTTTTAGAGGTTTCATTAAAAGAAACCTCTAATTTTAAAAAATGAAGTTAATTTTAGTAGCAACTACATAATGCGGTGCATATACTATTATAGGATGATTGGTATTTATACTCACTCTTGAAAAGAGCACTTATATGGTGCTCTTTTTTAGTTTTAAACTAATACAAAATGAAATTTTTACCACATAGCTAATTGTTAAATATTTTACGCTTATACATTATAATGGAATAGTTATTGTATATTGGCATTAAGAGGAGCGTCTTGATTAAGCGCTTCTCTTTTTTTATAAAATAGCGTTTTTGTTCAAAATGATGACCTTATCTATTCGGACACATTTACAAAAAAACTCATGATATGGTTAATTAGTCGATTACCTCATTACTTGACGATTACCCTTAGAAACCCCGCAAACAATCGGGGTTTCTTTTATTAAAATAACTATTTTGTTGCATTTCCCAAGGGTTGAATTCCGAATCCTCTTTCTTTATTAAACTCCTTCATCTTTATAAAATTCTTGTAAACTCCCATATGAGATTATAGTCATTTTCTCACTCGCCATTGGTAAAGCTGCACTAACGCTAATAGAAATACTTATAGGTAATGCAATTTGCATTTGTTTCACCTTTTGGCTACATTTCACACAGAACTTGTCATTTGTTCCATCTTCCATGTCAATCCACTTATGTTTGCATTTCATTCTGTCCCTCTCGCCTTTAGATAATTTTCTGCGAATCGTAATTTCTGACCAATATACGAATCATTTTCTTCTCCACCACTTGCCAACCAATCTCTTACATGATTATGAATATCTTGAAGAACTACTAAAGGTAATTGTGAAGAAAGCTTATTTATTTGCTCTAAATATGTCATTTCTTTCTCTCTCCTGAATAAAACTCAAAATTCCGTCAATACTTTAGACACATGGTTATCTTTCTCCGATTTTCTTATAAAAGCAGTTAGCTTTTGCTAGCTGCTCTTTTATTTGTGACCAAGTGAAATCTTTACTAAAAATAATGAACTTTCAAAGCTACTGAATTGTAAATATAAATACACTACTATATATCTATAAAGGGGCGTTTTTATATAAATCCATATCAAAGAATATCTTTTATAATGATTATTTTAGTACCACTCCTTTTCTTAACTGTCACCCTAGTAACTGGTCGATAGGGGTTCTTCTTTTGGAGCCCACTGCCTAGTTTTATAAGTGGGATAATAGCTTTCAACTCTATAAAAAAACACGACAGTAGAAAAAAACTTTACAAAGTGTGCCTTTACAAGGCGCTCTTTTTTACATGTACTTACCAAATAGTATTTTTATTGAATTTTCATTGACTTTACGTTGACCTTTTGTTGACTTTTTCTTCACATTTAAAAGAAACGAACATACGATATTGTATGTAGTCTCTCCGCTCATAGGGATCTACCTTTCTTATCGAAGAGCATGCTTATATGTATGCTCTTTTTACTTACAATGAAATAACAATTTTATTTAATATCCATTTCCTCTTGCATAAGAACTACAGTTTTAAACATTACTTGCTCAAAATCTTTTTCATCCATGTATGGCTTTACAATCTCTAGAATCGCAATAACCCATTCAAATTTGTTCACATTCTCACTTATATAACTACATATAAATATTAAGTTTCTCATTTAATTAACCTAGTGTTATAATGCAAGAGATTGATAATCATATTTATCTATTAAAGAAGGGTTCTCAAATTTCAGCACCTTGACGCATACCGTTAGGGGCTGAACTACTTTGTTGCGATAAGAATGATGTAATATTTATCATTTACAATAAAACTAAAAAAGAACACCTTAAGTCGGTGCCCTTCTTGCAAATATCAACCTTTATGTAATTGAACATACAGATAAAACTAATCCCCCAAATGTAATTGCACCTAGTAATCCTAATACAAATCCAGTTATGCAAATACAATCAGCAAGACAAATGGAAGACTGCGATAATGGAACAAATGACCTACTTGTACTCGATCCATATTGTTTTATTTTCTCATAATTCATATCTAACATTAATTGTAGACATGCTATACCTTCCTCAATAGAATGAAGAGATTCTTTTTCTAATCGATCCAATAATTTACTATTAAAAGTAATTGGAAGAGGATACCGTTTATCTAATTTCATATGTTGATAAATTAATTGTAAACGAGATAATATATTATTTTTCTTTTTTTCACATGTTACTGTGTGTTTCATTTTATTAAATTCATTTAATAACAGTGTCAATTCATCTCTGTTTCCGTATAAATCCCTTGCTATTTTTCTCTTTAGTTTGTACGAATGGATAATAGATTTAAGTTCAATCAT